ACAAGAACACAACCAACCTTGAGTCGCTCACATGGAGACCGCACAGATGCCAGTTCGGCGGTCTGCATGAAGTAGTCATCCCAAGAGATTCGGGACATCTTAATTAAAGGGGTGAATAAATCTTTAATTAAGGATGGGGCTAATTTACAAAACAATGTGTCCATAACAGGTGTCATTTCACCTCAAATCCTTATCAGCCGTATAGTACGTCTTCCCCTTAGTTACAAAGCTGTGCACCCTCGCGTATCCCCACGCCTGTGGAGAGGCTCCCGGACGATGCCCGGTTCTCCACGCAGCGAGTCCCCTATTGTAGACCGTCTTGAGGGTCTTCAAAGGCACGCCAGTAGCCTTAGCAATTTCAGGGAGAGATTTGACCCCTGGGTACATCTTTCTAAACTTTTGCGTGTAGGAAGAAGTCTTTGTTTTCTGTCCCTTGTCCGTCTTGAAATCTTTGTAGTCCCGTTTGAGCATCTTCTTGTAGCGAGTCTCGACCTGACCCAAGGTGGTGAGTCCCCTGAAATATTTGAGGGGTGCGTAGATCTTACCTTCAGATTTACGCAGCTCCCCAACCTTCTTAGTAATCTGAGCATCGCTCAGAGGCATCTTACTTTTCCCTGAGAAATTAGTCCTCGTCATCCTGTATTACACAATTACCAGAAACGAGTGTGTAATCAATTTCACAATCGTCTAAAATACATTCACCTTGTACATTTGTTCTATAAAAACCATTGGGATCCTTTTCCCCTTCTGGTTCACATATTTGACCACTCAGATCTTCTATACAAGCATCCTTTTCTTCAGATAAAACATGACCAGTTTTACAGGTATCAATAATACATTTACCTAACACATTCGTCATGTAATTTGCTTGTACATCAACATTCGCGTCAGGTTGGCAAGGTTCTCCACTTAAATCGAGTGTACACTTGTCTTCGTACAATGTGTATCCGGGGTAACATTCTACAAAAGTACATTTAAGGTCTTTATTATACTGATATAAAGCCTTTTTGTCACTACCTTTACACATATCATCTTCTCTTTTTACATAAAAAAGTTGATAAGATGTTAAACCTATAAGAGATGATGAACAAAAACACATCATGAGTGCAAATATAATAAAAAAGGGATCTTCTGAACCCATTATCTACTTTACATTGAGATATTTTGCAGCCACTTTAATATTTGGAAACAGACGATCCCCCAATTTCACNCGGCCTGTGTTTGGATTGTAGTACCCCTTGTATCCATTGAAGACAGCCTTGTGTGATTCACCCATATAAAAAATAAGAGATATTTTAAATCAGGATGGGTCTCTCAATTATCATGGGAAATATGTTTTCGGGTAAAACATCGGAACTTATCCGGAGACTAAAACGATTGAAGGTTATCAATAAGCAAATTATCGTAGTGAATTCTGCGAAAGATACACGATCTCCGGAAGAAGTTTTGAAAACACATGATAATGTAAAATTTAAATGTTTCAAGGTGTACGATCTTTACGATCTCATGGACAAGAATGCGTTTGAAGATGCCGAGATTATCGCCATCGATGAAGCACAATTTTATCCAAACCTCAAAAAGTTTGTAGAATCTTGTCTAGACATGGGAAAGGATGTCATCTTGGCAGGTTTAGATGGTGACGCATTTCAGAGAAAATGGGGGGAACTCTTAGATTGTATTCCAATGGCCACGGAAGTTACAAAGCTATCGGCTTTGTGCATGCGTTGTGGTAACGGAAATTTGGGACCATTCACTAAGCGTACAGTAGAAAATACAGAACTCGAACTTATTGGTGGGAGTGATATGTATGAGGCGGTGTGTCAGAAACATCTGTGAACATCTAAAATCAAAACAACTCTACGCNCCGTACCAGTTTTCATAACTTCGTGGTATCTCGCGTGATCAAATAGAAAATCTTCCCCTTCGCGATGTTCGTGTGTTCCTCTCTCAGTATATAAGGTACAATCTCCTCCACCTTCTATAGTGAGATGATATCTGAGCAATAAATTTGTTTCGGCACGATGTGGTGGAATGACCATTGGCTCATCCATCACCGCAAATAATGCAGTTTCTTGGTGAATGGATGGTATTTGACCAATTAAACTCTTAAGAAGTGGGAAATCTTCAGCTTTATAAAAATAATACGCGTCATTTTTATCAAACCACGGGTCGGCTTCGTGGAAGAGGTGTTTTTTGGCCGTCTTTGAAACTTCGTTGAATTCTTGACGAATCTTTTCAAAGTGTGCTTTTACGAGCCAGAGACCTGGGTGGTCATTCACTCGATACTGGGATGACCAATTGATAAGGTCGATAAGTGTGTTTCGCATACCAATCAGAGGACGTTTCGGGTTTGCAAAATACAGACGATCCACTGGTGCCTTCAGGTAGTCATGAAGTACCAAGACCATCGGTATCAATAGAAACGACCACATTATTTTCTCGGTAGATAATAAAAATGCCAGGTTACGGCAAGCGAATGGAAAAGTATGCCCCNGAGCCCACTGAAGAGGTTGAGACTCTCGANAAGCGTTTCGTCATGCCCAANGTGACCATCGTTCAGATTGTTCTCATCGCCATATTCATCGCCTACGCCTTCATGGCTCGTAAGATGAATGGTGCTGTCACGTTTACGATTGCCCTCGCCATCACTCTTCTTCACATGTATGATCACCTTTACCGTGTACAGCGTGGTGAGGAGCGCTTCTTCCTCTTTCCCAAAAAGGAGAAGTACGGCTGCATGGCGTGCAAAAATTAAATGCTCGTAAAATATAAGTATGCGCGTCAAGATTGTGAAGAGCCCTGATCGTAAAAAGAAATTCAGGGCAATTTTAGAAGACGGCAGGACTGTTGACTTTGGTGCAAGTGGATATTCAGACTACACCAAACACAAGAATCCTTCACGTATGCGTTCGTATGTACTCAGGCACGGTGGTCGAGTACCGAAACGAATAATAGCGGAGAGAGATCCAGAGCGAATTCATAAAATGATGCTCGATGTCACATCGAGTGATAAAGAAGATTGGAAGAAAAGTGGTATCGACGGGGCTGGTTTTTGGTCCCGTTGGTACCTCTGGGGTCATCCGACCTTCGAAGGTGCGAAGAAAATTATTTCTAAAAAGTTCGGTTTAAGTTTCGTTTAAGTTCCTCGAGTTTTTCAAAGAAACGTATCATAGTTCCAAGGCGTTCGTAAAGTTCCTCACCGAGATAGTACTCTACGAATTCCTCAGCTGTTGAGAAGAAAATCAAATCTCTGTCATATTCTCGCACTGCTTTGACGTAGCATTTNAAAACGGAATATGCTTCATCAACATTATCACCGTCCCATTCCAGGAGAATCTTTTTGACATCATCAAGTTGTAGTTCTTCCNCTGTTTCGTATGTGACACACTCTTTAGAGATATTCATCAGTTTTTCCGCAGTGTCATCTCCTATGTAGGATTTAACAATATCATCTGCTGAACGATATCCTGAAGTAGTCCACACCATNTGATCGTCTTTGATATTCATCTCGTCTAGTGCTCTCGTAAAATCTTTCATTATAGAGACCGCATTTTTTACATTTACACCACTCATTACCCAATCATCCGACAAATTCTTCAGTTCTTTGAGTCTGGACTTTTTCACAAAGTAAGGACCAGTCTTTGGGAAAAAGCTGAGGATGAATGATATCATCTAGTTCATTTAGCTAAGCCTTTCTTTTTTAAGCTGGCTTTTAGTTCAGCCATAAGTGCGGCACGCTTTGCATTTATGACAGGTTTCTTGCCTTGGGCTGGAGGTGGAGGTGGTGGGGGAGGGGGAGCTGGGGCGCGACCACTCGGTACGACGANTGACTGACATATGCGAATAACTTTCTGTGCNTTCTTCACACTGTTCTCAAAGTTCATGGTAATCTTGGAACGAAGTTCTTTAGCAGAAAGCTTCACNCGTTTACCACCAACATCTTTCGTCACNCGGAGACCTAATTTTTTAGCTTTATTTTTTAAGTCCTTGTATTGCATATACTAATAACTAAGAAAATCCTCAAACGTCACTAAATCTCTATCTTCGACGAGAAGTGCAAACTCCAAGTCTGTATCAGTCAATTCTTGAATAGGAATTTGAGATTCCATGAAAACTCGTTGTAGATATATGTCTCGATCATCGAGATACGTGAGAATGGATGTAATATCACCATTAGACAAGGTTTCAATTGCTTCACAAAATTTGTGCTCTGAGAACTCGCCACAATCGATAATCTTATCTCGAATGAAATATTCTTCAGGTTCTCGGGGATCTTGACTGATATCATTGGCGAGATAAGTACATGTCATAAGAACGTGAATACCTCCACATATCCTTTTTATAAATTCTTTCTTGGCGGGTGTGATGTTCATTTTATACTTATTTTTTAGTCGTTACATTATCCACTTAGACTTCAAAATGATATTAAATGATAAAATGTCACGATATCTTCATTGTTGATCATCTTAACAATCTTTCGATCATCTTTGGTGAACATGAGTGGATTTGGAGATGCTAATGTGTACGCACGACTCAATGTTACACCAATGTGATCGAAATATAATAATAATGATGTCAAATTTTTCGAATCCAACACGTCCACAGCCATCTTAAATTTTCCAGACGAAAATTCATATGTACCATCTTGATTAAGACTGAATAGTTGTTTTTTTATAAACTTTTCCATTTCATTTTGGGGTTCCGCACCTATTTGTTTTACGCACCCCAATTGTTCCATCAAGTCACAAACACCATGAGCAACCTTTTTTATGAATGTGCGCTTTTCTGGTATCATACTTATTACACATACTATTATATGACAAAATTAGAAGAACTCGTACATGAAGTTTTACTTCCACGAATCGTACAACTTGAGATTGAAGTCGCAGCGTTACGAAAACATACCTGGCCTTATGTACAAGCGCAGAAAGAACATAATCAGCTTGACGACATCGAGGCTAAGAGGGATTTTGTCAAAAGTCTCGATGATGACACTGTAAAAGAATTGCTTAACATGAAGGCGAAATTTTCGGAAAGTTCAGGACTCCAGAAGAGTGAGTATAGTTCTTTAAAAAATCATTTTTGTTAAAAGAAATCGTCAGTGCGGTACATTGTGACATCAAACGAACCAGTCTTACCAGTCACCGCGACGGATTCATTTCCATAGAGTTCCTGGCATCCGATATCATCTATACAATCACGTCCACCATGGGATACAGGAATTGGATACAGGTTCTCACCACCGGTCGTGGTATAGTAATGGTAACGGTCGCGGCGACCTCGAACCTCTTTACCATATAAGGGAAGTGTCTCTCCACTATCACCTACGAGAATCCCCATCTGTTGCATGTGACCGGGTTTGTATTGTTTGATGGGTGGTCCTCTAAATTCTGGTTCGCGCCTGATATCCTGTGTATGAACAGGACGAGGAGGTGGAACCATAACAGGAACTTCAACTGGGACTTCAACGAGTTGGGGGTTGTACCACATGTAACCAATTACTGCTACGAGTACGACGAGCGTCACCCATAGAAGTTGGGTCTTTGTCTTGTTCTTCATTTACTATAGTTAAGGAAAATCTTTTACTTAAAGCTATGAAGGTGTTGGCAATAGATATTGGCTATCACAACATGGGTATGGTTTTGGCCAAGTCTGAATCGGGTCCGAAAATTGAAGTTGAATATATAAAGAAAGTAAATCTCGAAGATTACAAATATATACAAACGAATGACTTTGTAGATCTTATTCCTTTATTTGTAGAAGATCATCGAGAAATATTCGACGCGGCTGATAAGATACTCATAGAACGGCAACCACCTGGAGGGTTTACAAATATTGAAATTCTATTACATTACATGTTCAAAGATAAAGTGACTTTAATTTCACCTGTGAGCATGCATACACATTTTGGCATGAGACATCTGGACTATGACCAGAGAAAGGAACGAACTGTTTCAATAGCTGAAAAATACATAGAAGATGACATTCCGTATGAAAGAAAACACGATATTGCGGATGCGTTGTGTATGGTTGTGTACGACAATTTTAAGTCGTGTGTACATTTTTTCGACAAGTTCAAATATTTTGCCAGAGTATAATATATGCCATCTGCGAAACAAATCCAGAACGCAAAGAAAAAATTAAAGGTCACACCCAAACCCAAAGGTAACGCGCCAAGAATTCCCAATCGTCTCACTTACATCGTCATCGCTGCGGATCCCAAAGTCAGTCGAGATCGGGCATTTCTGAAGACCGTTCGAGAGTACATGAAGAACACTCCCTCCTCAAAATCATTAAAGCGTTAGCCGTACTCTCAAACATATCGAAAATTTCACCCGTATTTCTTCGTTTAATAGCTGCACGAAGTTTCTCCAAGTTAAAATCGAACGACTCGCACTCTTTTTTAACTTGTTCATCGTGTTTCTTTTTTTGTTCTTCAATCTTTTCAATTTTTAGATCAATTTCTTTGATTGCATTTTCAACTGATGCATCCAAGTTTTCAATTTGTTCACGATAATAATCACCTTGTTTTCTGAGAATATCACTTTTCAGTTCAGATGTAGTGCGTTCAATTTGAGCATTATTCCGATCGAGTTTTTCTTCGAGATACTCCAGGTTGTAAAGATAATTTTGCTTGCACACCTCCTTGATGTTATTAAGTCGGGCAATTTCACTGAGAAGTTTGACGTCCATTGTATATTAGTTTATCTTTTTAGCTTTAAACACTTTACTTAGGTCTTTTATGAAAGAGTCAAAATGTCCAAGTCGATATTGAACAAATGCCCATAGCACGAAGAAAAGTGTCTTCGTCAGGCGGTTAATATCGTTCTCCTCCATTTTATAGATTGGTCCGACTACACGTCCCATAAACGTCTCGTCCTTTTCTTTTCCAGTCATGAACATTTCTGCCTGCGTTAAAGCGCATGTGTCATCGTTTACAGACCAGTGATAAAAAATGAAGGGAATCACCATCGAATAGAATTCGAGCTGTCTACGATCATTCAAAAATGGTACCACAAGTATCCACAAAAGAAAAATCAAATGAATAAGAAATATTATATTCATTTACTATAAGATGAGTGAAGAAATTAATATGGAAGATAAATGGAATGAATATCACGAGAATGTCTTGCGTCAATGGGGTGAGGCGTCTGCGTGTTATAGATACATGCATCACAGAGGGTTTTTACTCTATAAGAGGTTAAGTCTGCGTTTTAATCTACCGGTCATCGTACTTTCTACAGTGACTGGAACAGCAAACTTTGCTCAGACTTCGTTTCCCGAAAGTATGCAGAGCACTGTACCCGCAATCATTGGTGGTATGAACTTAGTGGCGGGTCTCATTGCCACGATCATGCAGTTCCTAAAGATCAACGAACTCCGTGAAAATCATAGAACAGCGGCGTTAGCTCATGGTGCGTTGTCGAGGAACATTCGTCTTCAGTTGTCACTTCCCCGCGAAGAACGTAAGAAAGAAGGTCTTAAATTCGTCGAAGAGTGTAAGGCTGAATATGACCGTCTCATTGAACAGTCTCCCCCCATTCCCAAGAATATTCTTTTGTCTTTTGAGAAGGAGTATCCCATTGATGGTGTGTTCACGAAACCCGAAATCTTGGGTGTACGCCCCATTCCACCTCTTAAGTTACCGAAAACTATAGAGCCTATACGAGCAATGACACAAGATACACCCTTCGAAAAAGTGGGGCAATATCTCTCTAAAGAGGAGGAATCCGAGGAAGAGGAGGTGGAATCTGAAGAAGAGACAGACGTCGAGCAAGGTACACCAAAAGAATAAACATCGTTAAATTGGTCAAAACACTACATGCAACGTATGGTACAATTTTCCTTTTTAAAGGTTCTACGATACGTTTATGAAGTGCGTCATTTTCGAGCACCAAATCTATGGCCTGAGTAGTAAGATCATCGATGGACTCCTTCATTAAAATAGTCGAGCAAAAAAAAGATCCCGTTGTGACGACAATACACACGAAACAAATTGATCTCATTCGTAGGTACATCCGTGAAAGGAAGAATGTCTTCATATGTGGGCCGCCAGGTGTTGGAAAATCCTATATTCTCAAAGCAGTGTTACAAGGTTTAAATCATGTCGAGTTACAGACAGAACATTTGAAAAGTAAATCACCATTTTTACAATTCATTAGACCTTCGACAAAACATGTATTTATCGAAGACTATGACCCTGTGTTTAAACCGATAATTGAAAAAATTTCAGATGGTGATAGAATTTCTCGTGGTTGTTTATTAGTGACTACTACGAATATGTGTATGTATCCAAATTTTGAAACTGTTTTCGTACCAAAACATAAACCGGAAGTTCTCATGAAACTTACTGATGAGAGGGGGTCTAAAGTAGAACATGCAGCCGTTCGTGCAAATGGAAACATACGAAATTTTTTTACATACTTGGAAGGATATGATGAAATGGATGATTTCCAAACACCTAAAGAATTTATTGCAGAAGTACTATCAGATTCTGGTCCGATTCAAATTTTTGATAGTATTTCCGAACATGGTCACATATGGGACATTTTTCAAGAAAATTATCTAGATTCAAAAGATGTTGATATTATAAAAACTTCGAGATCATTTTCTGATGCAGATATGTATGATACCAAAATGTACTCACATGGTGAGTGGATTCTCATGCCATATTTTGTACTACATGCACTCACGATTCCGAAAGCATCACTCGGTGAACCACTCGTCAAAGATAAAATCAGACCTGGTAGTTGTTGGACTAAGTTTGGAAACTACAAGATGCGAAAACAAAAGTTCGAAGAAATAAAAAAGAAATCGAGAACAGGACTAGGTGTAGAAGAGTTGTGTCTGTTGAAGAAATATGCGGAAAATGGCAATTTGAAACCACTCTTAGAATATTCTATAAGTTCACAAGATTTCGATGTTATCAATCATCTCGCAGTTGGAAATGGCTTAAAATCAAGAGATGTTATGAAAGTAAAGAAAGCATTGAAAAATGCCCTCGGATGATGAAAAAGATCACGATGAGACTGAGTGTGTAAAAGTTGTCGGAAATGAGATTCTCTTCTATGGTGACATCGATCGTGAAAATGCATTGGAATTCGTTGAAAAGTTTAAGAAGTTGGAGATTGAACTTCTTAAGAAAATGGCTGAACTTGTTGGATACGAACCTCAAATTAGAGTACACATCATGAGTGATGGTGGTGATATCTTTGCGGGTCTAAACATGATGAACGTTCTGGAACGTTCGAGAGTGAAGGTGATCACAATCGCACAAGGTTCGTGCTGTAGTGCAGCTACATTCGTGTTCTTGGGTGGATCGGAGCGTCGCATGGGTCGTAATGCATACCTTCTGATTCACCAAATTTCCACTGAATTCTGGGGAAATTTCCAAGAACTCAAGACAGAAATGAAATCTACTGAAAAGTTTATGAACATGCTCAAAAAAATGTACCTCTCTAAAACCAAAATTCCTGAAAAGAAATTTAAACGACTCATGAAAAAGGATATTTATCTGACACCCGAAAAGTGTATCAAGTATGATATCGCTCACGTCGTTGACTAATCGTTACTGCACGGTTATACAAACCAAGAATGCATATAACTATAAAAATAATGCATAACGTATTTAAATTCATTGGTACTACTGTAGCATCCGGAGGTTTGAGTCGTTCCATTCTACCATAATTTACAACTGGCAAGTTAGACATCTATTTAAAGTTGAGAATTTAAATATACATAGAATGGAACGTCTTATAAAAAAGGATAAACACGGAAATGAAAGATTTACAGACATCAGAGTTGAAGACTTGAAAAATGGAACTGCTGACATTGTGAAATGTACAGGTGTCGTCGGAACAGATAAAGTTTCGGTATCTCGTTTAAATGTAAAAACTGGTTATGAAAGGGCTCTTATGAGAGCTCGGACGATGTGGAACAATGAAAAGGTCAAGTGTACTCAAATTCTTCCCATGTTAGCTAATAAATGGGAAGATCGCGAGAAATACATCACAGAACCATTTTACGTTCAACCAAAACTAGATGGTGTTCGATTACTCGTTTCTAATAAAGGTTGTGTTTCTCGAACTGGTAAACCCGTTGAAGGTGTCGAACATCTAGGACGAGGTCTCAGAGATGGTGAGTATCTAGACGGTGAGTGTTACGCTCCCGATAAAACATTCGAAGAAATTACCAGTATTTTCAAAATGAATCCAAAAGATTTAGAGTTTCATATATTNGATTATTTTGACACNGAAAGACCTCANCTCACTTTTGAAGAACGAAAAGAATATGTNACAGTGGATACATTTCTCGCGAAGAAAAAGTCTGATGTTCAAGGGTATCACGATATGTTTGTGAATCAAGGGCACGAAGGTATTATGATTCGAGACGCTTCGAGTACATATGAAATTGGAAAACGAAGTAATTACCTTCTTAAATATAAGGCTTTTCAGACGGAAGAATATGTAATTGTAGATGTCAAGGAGGGGACGGGACGTGAGAAGGGTGCGGCAATTTGGGTGTGTAAAGTGGGTGAGCAACATTTTTCAGTGAAACCGGAAGGAACTCTCGAAAAAAGAAAGGAATATCTAAGAAATAAAGAGAGATATATCGGTAAACAACTCACAGTTCGTTATCAAAATCTAACAGCTCTTGGTATCCCACGTTTTCCCGTTGGTGTGGCAATTAGAGATTACGAATAATATTAAGATATATAAATGAACAGAGTGGCGATTGACATTGATGAAGTCTTGGTCAATTTCTTGTACCCCATGGCAAAGCACCATAATAAAAAAATCAGGAAACCTAAATATAATTATGTATATCGTGAAATTTTTGATATTGACGAGGTGACATCACAAAAAATGGTTCAAGATTTTTACATGTCGAGAGATTTTTCGAATTTGACGCCAATCAAAGGTGCACAAAAAGCTATGTACGACATTCGTTGGAAAAGTAAAAAAATGTATGTCGTCACAGGGCGTCAAGATTCTGTTCGTGAAGAGACGGAACTTTGGATCGATCACTACTTTCCGGGTATTTTTGACGATGTGATTCTCACAAATAGTTATACCCCAAACGAAGTGAAGAAATCCGATATATGCCGAGCTCTTAATATTGGTCTCATCATCGATGACAACAAAGGAATATGTGATGAATGTATCGATTCTGGAATTCAAGCATTCAATTACATTGGTGATGAAGTGTATCCATGGTGCGAAGAGAGTGAAATAAGTATAAAGGAGTGGAAAGACTTAAAGCTATAATGTATGCTATTTTATGTAAACCTATTGTCATACATCCACCCAAGAGTAATCCCGTTTTAAGTGGTAAAGATTGTCGCATCGTAAAACTTACACCATCTCAAGTATCAGAAGATAAACTGGAACTTGAGATTTTGGAAGCACCCCCAATCGTAATTGACCCTACCGAACAGTCGAAAGATTCGTAATTCTACCATCCCTAGTCTTCATTAGGAGAACCTCATCACATTCACCACCTTTGATGACTAGTACAGCTTCTCCACATTTTGTCCCACCCCCTTTGTATCTTTCACAAGCAATCTGCGTCTTATTTGTGATGTTCATGTCTTGGCTGTATCCCATGAACGTTCGGTCAACATCACCTTTATCATCCGTGGCTTCTACCGTAGCCTTCACACAATATGATCCAAATTTACACTTCCGCTCTTCCTCTGTAGGCGGAGGGCAATCATTTACCAATGCCCTCGGCCTTCGACCAAAACGCTTTTTCAGAGGATAAAACAATACTTTGGTAATAGAGGACATCTCTTACCAGAGTTTGTGATTGTTATTTTAAGTTCGTTTATGATAGCTCTTCCAACCGGGTTCGAACCGATGACCTCGCGATTAACAGTCGCACGCTCTACCAACTGAGCTATGGAAGAAAAAGTCCTCTCTAGGTGAATCGAACACCTGACCCTTGGAACTACAGTCCACTGCTCTCCCAACTGAGCTAAGAGAGGATAAGCTCCCACTAGGAGTCGAACCTAGGGTGGTGGATTCAAAGTCCACAGTGTTGACCACTACACTATGAGAGCCCCAACTATATCACTTTCTGGATTCTTTTCTTTAAGCCCATTTATATACTTCATACCCACAAGTGAAACTGAGAATAGACCGGCGGATGTATTGGCAACGATCATCGGAACGACACTGAAATAAACAGAATACACGAGACCCAGAGAACTCGCTAACATATTGAGATATAGAAACGCATAATTGATTGCGGCAGTGTCTTTCGTTTTGTAGACGTGCATAACTTGGGGTATAAACATGATTGAGATCAGTATCGAACTGACCAATCCAATGCCATTAATAACCTTGTCCATACGTATTACTATTTTCTCTCGTTTAAGTAGGTATGACACGAAACATCATCTTAATCATATTAGTCTTTTCGGTCATCTATACATTTTTTCGAACAAAAACCAGGGCAGATTACGATTACAAATGTTTTCTTCTAACGATGAAAGATCAAAAAGAAAGACAAGAGCGATTTTTTAAAAGTCACAAAGATGATGTCCCCATAGAAATAATATATGGGCCAGACACGAGAAAGATTAAAACAGCGAGTGAATATGAGGAATATATAGAACCAGATTATTTTGAAAAAGCTGTCGAAATGCATTATAGCCCGGATACCAAGAGACCAGATATCACGTATTTTAATTTGGGTGCTATCGGATGTTTCATGGGTCATATGGAGTTTTATAAACGTTGTTTTCGACAGGGTCTAAAGTACGCCGTCATTTTCGAAGACAATGTTATCATAAAATCTGATCAACTCTACGAACAAATTCAAAGTGTCATAGATGAGAAGGGTGATGACTTTGAGATGTGTTTTTTCCATTGTTTATCGAGACTTCCCGACACTAAAGAAGGAACTCTCGAGAAAGTAAAATGGATTTCGAGCACTAAATGCTATCTCATCAATGTGAATAACATGAAAAAGTATCAAAAGTATTTCTATCCAATGGATAATCATGTGGATATGAAACACGAGGATTTGATCAATAAAGGTGCTCGTGTATATTACAAAGATCTAAGGGAATATATGCTCATCGATCGCACACAACAAAGTACAATTGGTCATAATGAACATGGAAGACGAGATTTCTTTTCCAGGAATTATCCCGACGCTACACCTGACGATGTAAAGTGGGGGTACTAAGCCATGACAACTTTTACAATGAGGAAAACTCATTCTAAAAGCTGTTCCCAACGGGGCTCGAACCCGTGACCTTGGCGTTATAAGCACCACGCTCTAACCAACTGAGCTATAAGAACGGTGCGTTTGACTATATTACTAGTCAATCGGTATAACGGTGGGACTTCCCACATATTACATATGTTTTGAGTCTTTAAACCAGTTTAACAAAGTCATCGAACAACATTTTTGTACTTCCACCCTGAATAAAGTTTCGATACATTTGAGCATTTTCGAAAGCTTCTTTAGCAACCTTCACGGATAAAATTGTGTCATATGCGCATGGTTCGGCATCTCTGATGACAAAACCCGGATTCATTACTTTGATCTCAGTTTCAACTTCGTCTTGAATAAAATCTACAATGTCTTGATAATCACATGTTTCAGCGACTACTACAACGGCATAACCTTGTGTTTCATAATTGTTTTTAATTTGGTGCATGGAAATTTTATTAATAGTTTGTTGGTTGATGACATCAGTCACTTTAGAATATCTCGCATATGTGGCGTTCGTCGAGAGTCCAGTGATACGATGTCCAGGTGCTTCGACGAAGACAATCGAATTTGTCGTCGTAGCCTCTGTATAAGCATAATCGATATATCTCGCAAACTCTTGAACAGCTGTCTGAAATCCAATAGATTCCATACCAGGAATATCATCAAAGATTGTCTTGGCAATTCCAATGATATTTGTATCAATGCGTTCATCGAGAGCAATTAGACTCGCACTCTTCATAGATTCGTTACCACAGATACAATATAGACGTTCGAAATCACCCATATTCTCAACAACTTTTTCAATATTAACGGGATCGCATGATACTCGAAGAATTGAACCAGCACCTTCTTCAATCTTCCCACGAGAAAGTTCAACGCGAATATTATTGTTCAAACCACGAAATCCTTCATTAAAACCAATAATTCTGTTATCTTTAGAATTCTCAAGACGAGTGAGAGTATGAATAATGTTATTCACACCTGGACACACACCACCCGCCGTGAGAATTCCTACGTTCATTTGATATTTATATAAACTTATTTTTTATATACATTCCCATCAAAAATCCTAAAACATTCGTGAGATTTTCCCCGACTGAATAATGCCACGTATGTTCTTGTGAGTTTTTAATACCTAACGAGCGATCGATGAAATTTTCATGTTTAGGTTTTCCCGCATAAACACGACGAAACCAGAGAGGTGTTTCTTGGTCCGACTCAACCAAACATCCACCAAGTTTCTTCACAAGATCGGGTCTAGAAGATAACCAATATTCAAACACCTCCCATGCGGCGCCTAGAGTGATCCAAAACCAAAATTGTTTGGGAAAGAGAGCACCTAACAAAGTGAAAAATAAGAAGTGACTGTACTGAAATCCATAAAACTCTGTTCGGAAACAATCATCAGATGGTTTTTCACATGGGCAGTGGTTTGCATACAAGAAAAACCACGTTGTAAAAAGTAAAATGACGAGTACTCGCATTTATTATCTGATTATATTTTAATAATGTCTCTCGAGATAGTGACATATGCAAATAAGTCTCAGGGAATGTTTGAAGATTTGGTGAA